CGATCCAGTCCTCGCGCAAGGCGAGGTAGAGATGAAAAGGGAGTGCCGCTACCTCGTGAGGCCACTTCCCGTATCTGGCCGCGATACGGAAGATGAGGTCACGAGTGGTCAGGCGTTTCCCTTGGGGGTCTCCTCGGCCGCGTCGTCGGCCTTCTTCTCGGTCTCCGGCTCGTCGCCGTAGTGCATCCGGTTCACGGTCTGGTTCAGCTTCAGGACCACCCGCATGGGGAGGCCGGCAAGCGACTCGGGCGTGAGCTTCGGATCGACCGAGCAGCGCAGGACCATGAACTTCAGGAGGAGGGAGTTGTCGATGGACTCGTCGTCCTGGCCGGTGAGGGGGTTAGCGACCTTGGTGGTCGCCTTCTTCACGAGCTCGTCGTAGTCACCGATGGAGAGCTCGCGGAGGCGGAAGGTCATGCCACGGACGGTGATCTCCTCCTCGAGGAAATCAGGAGTCAGACTGGCTGCGCGAGGTGTCATGAATGGTTATCCCTTCTATCAGTAGAGTCCGACCCTCCCGCACCGTTCGGGTCTCGGGTTCGTAATCGACTCTGTACTGCTTGCGTGGAGTCAGGTTCAGGAAGATGACTTTGCGGTACTCGTCATCGTTCCAGAGAGCATCGCTGACGAATGAAAAGACGGCGTGGAGATCGTAGAGGCCCGCTTCCGGGCCTTGATCTCCACGCCGTTGAAGCGTCCAGGTACCGATCTCCCCGACCTTGGCTCCAAGGAAAGGGATCTCCACACTACCGGCGGGCTTGTAAATCCCTGACCGGATCGTCTTGAACAGGTATCCCATCGCGAACTCCCTACGCTGGAGGCGGCTGACAGCCGGGAGGGGCCGATGTTTCGGTCGCCTCCAGCGTGGATGCTACGAGATTAGGTGAGGCTCCCGCTGGAGAACACGGTCCACGCGCCGGCAGCGCGGAAGTTGCCGGTCGTCTTGATCGCGTCCGTCACGGACGCGGTAAGCGAGGCGTCCATGAGGCCCGGGCCGTGGGCGATGAGGATCTCGCTCGAGCCCCGGTCGTCCGCGTACAGGTAGATGCTGATGGCGTCCGAGTTGGCCGCGTTGACCTGGTAGTCGCCGGAGACGTCCAGGAGGCCCGCGAACGTGCCCTGGATGTCCTTCAGGCCCACGAGGTACGTCTTGTTGGTGTCACCGAAAACGGTGGCATCGACGTAGTCGCGGGAGAGGTTGAGGGTCCACTCGGTCTTGGTCGTGACCTTGACCCCGGTGCCCTTGAGGCCACCGAGATAGATGGCCCCGTTCTTGCCGTGCAGCTTGGTGCCGGCTCCAGTTGCCATTGTTCACTCCTTCAGGAGATCGTCCACGCCCCGGCAGCCTTGAAGTTGCCGGAGATGCGAACCGCATCCGAAATGCTGGCCGTCACGGAAGCATCCACGAACGCCGGACCAGAGGCGATGAGGGTCGTGTTGTCCTCGGCATACAGGGCCACCGTGTAGGCGGTCCCGTTGTTGCTCTGGAGAGCGAGATCCCCATTGACATCGAGCAAGCCCGCGAAGGTCCCCGAGATGTCCATGAGTCCGGCGGCGTACACCTTGTTCGCATCGCGAAAGGTGGAGACGTCCGCGTAATCACGGGCCATGCTCAGGGTCCACTCGGTCTTGTTCGAGACCTTCGATCCGTTGATGTAGAAAGCACCGTTCTTGCCATGAAGCTTCCCGTCAATCGCCATTGGTTTTCTCCTACAGCGACTGATCGGTCCAGATGGAGTACGAGCCTCCGACCTGGTAGATGCGCTTCCCCTCGGAGTCGATATCTGGCCCCGTCGGCAGATCCGCGACCCGGCGGCAAAGCAGGCTGTTCTGCCCATCGATGTTGAGCCCAGCCTCGTTGAGGGCCCCAGCAATGAGCGCGTCGATGTTGTTGGCATCGACGGGGTTCTCCGCGAAGACCGAGACGTCAATCAGCACCCGCAACATGACGCCCGTCCAGTCGTACTGGTAGGGGGCGGCAACGAGGTTGTAGGTGATGAACGGGTAGCGGACCTTGCGGGGAGCGATCCCCTCGTGGATCCCGCCTCTGATGGCGGACACGAGGGAGGGTGAGGCGCGAAGCGCCCGCACGACCGCTCGCTTGACGGAGGCGCTGGTTGATGTGGGGCGCCTGACGAGAGCGTCGAGCGTGAACCCCGGCATCAGTCCTCCTCCTTCACAGCCGCACCACGATCTCGATTTCCATCTTCCCGGAGCCCGTGCGGGCAGCCCCGGTGACGGCAGCCGCAATGCGACTGACCACTTCAGCTCGGCTCTCGGCCGCCGCCGGGCGAAGGAAGGGGTGGGCCGCGTTGTGGCGCGTCCCGAACTCCTGGTACTTCGCGTAGCGGGTCGGTGAGATGACCCATGCTTCAGCCCGACTTCCAGCCAATGTGGCGGGAGCGGCGTGGATCTCTCCACGCAGCCGACCGCCGACGTTGAGGTGCTGGAAGGTGGCGAAGGAAGGAGAGAGTCTCCCTGTCGGGGAGCGACTCCCTGGCTTTGGATGAGCTAGCGCCTGGCGCACCTCGTATGCCCCGCGCCTGGTGAGCGTCGAACGATCACCCTCGTCGTACGACTCGAGAGCAGCAGATGCCGCCGCAAGGCGGCGTCCTCGCCAGTTGACTGGCGGGCGAGCCCCCGAGACGGCCTGGGCCGTTCTGTTCAGGGAACTGGAGCTGAGAGGGCTGATACCCGACGATTGAGAGGCTGACTGAGGACGAATGCTGGATCCGCCACCCTGGAAGATGTGGCGCACCGGAGCCAAAGCCTTGGCCCGCGCAGCGACAATGTTTGCGCCTTCCCCAAGGGCCTCGGTAGCGGCCTCGAGAATTACCTTCCCGAGCTCCTCGAAGGAGATCATTCTTTCTTCCTCAGACTGCACGTCAGAAGCGGCAGCCAGGAACCTTCGGCCGTAGTGTCGCTGACCGTGTAGTCGTCGATGGGGTTGGTCGCGACGTGAACATGGTCACCGACCCTGACGTCCGTCCCAACGGGCAGAAAGAGGCGGTAGGTGTTGACCGTGACGATCTGGCCTGCGTCCACTTCCTGGACCGGGGTCGGGGTGGATTGGAACCAACCCTTGACCTCGGTGCGCCTTGTCTCGTTTGTCTGCGTGTACGAGAGAAAGTCGTCTCCGTAGTCGCCACCCGCAGGAATTGGTCCCTCTGCCCGGCGTTCAATCGTGAGAGGGGTGATCATCCCGAGCAGGGCGAGGTCACGCATCCGCTCCATCTGGTTGTCGGTCAGGAAACGATCCTGCCGGGACATGTCAGCGCACCGTCAGATGATCTGCGGCATACCCACCCAGGAGCAGGGCAGCCTCGGGGACAAGCATGTTCAGGTTCTCGACCAGGCCCTTGGCTCCCCCTCGCCTGATGTCCTTCTCCATCTCGACCTCGGCCACCCGGAGCTTTGTCAGGTGGGCCATACCCCGCGACTGGAGCTCGGACTGGCCGTGAAGATAGGCCACGATGTGGCCTGTTCCGTACTGGATGTCGGTCGGCAACTTGTAGTGGTAGGTCGCGGTAACAGTGTCGCTCGCAAGGAGGTTCTCGGTGAAGACGACCGTGCCCTCCGTGGCGTCCACGGTGTACTGAACCGGGGTGTTGCCGACCGTCGCGCCGTTCTTCTTGATCACCGGGGCCCGGGCCTCGTCCGTGAACCAGAACTGGTTCTGGGCCCGCCAGGTCTGACCGTCGGTGCAGGAGAGGTACTCGTCAGTGCTCGTGAAGTCCCAGCCGTAGGTGTAGCTGGTCTTCGCGAGCGGCGAGGCCAGGTAGACGTTGGGAACGATCAGGGCGTTGAAGAGGCCGAAGCTCGTGATCGCCAGGGACACGATCTCGAAGTACTTCTCCGTGTTGTTGATCATCAGCTCGGTCGGGGCGATCTCGATGTACTGGGTGTTCGTGACGTAGATGCGGAAGTTGGAGATCGCCAGGATCGGCCAGTGGAAGAGGTACTCGCGGCGCTGGCCGATGTCGAGAGAGTTGACCGGGTAGCGCCAGGTGTGGGTCTCGCCCGTGATCGTGCCACCACGGAAATCGTGCATCTGCGGGATCCGGGGGACATTGCAGTAGGCGTTAACCACTGCCGTCGCCTGGTTGACCAGGGACAGGATCTCCGTGTCGTCGAGCTCGGAGGTGTCAATGCCGAACCCCATTTCCCTAAACCTTGCTGGCGTGAGGTACACTTGATAAGTCTCCTCCCGCAGTTAAGGAGCCCCCAGCAATGACTCGCGAGGATCCCATCGAGCGGTTCTGGTCGAAGGTCGAAAGGACCGACGGCTGCTGGCTGTGGACCGGCGGCTTGTTCAGCAGTGGTCTGGGCTATGGACAGTTCCAGTACGCCGGGAAACCGCGCCTAGCGCATCGGATGGTGTGGTTCATGGCGACAGGGGCATGGCCCCCGAACCAGATCGCCCACTCGTGCGATGAGCCGCGATGCGTGCGCCTGTCCCATCTCTTCGAGGCCACGCCACTCCAGAACAATCGAGACATGATCGGGAAGGGACGGAACAAGGCGAACGGGAAGTTGACTGACGAGCAGTGCCACGAGATCCGCCAGCGCATCGTTGACGGACCCCGGGGCACTGCCGCGAAGCTAGCTCGCGAGTACGGCGTTTCGGAGGCGATGATCTCGATGATCAATCGCGGCCTACGCCGTTCTCCTTAACTAGCGACTTTGACCCTAATCTTGTTGCTCCACGGAAGGACCTTCACCGCGAGCCCGTTCATCATGAAGACGATGTACAGGTGGGTGAGCTGGCCGCTGATGCCGATGGGGATCTCGAGGACCGTGGGGCCCGGGCTCCCGAGGTAGGGAAGCGTGATGCTGCCCTCGTCGAGGAGGTACAGGTCGCGGTACAGGGTCTCCCCGATGTGGTACGAGGCGATGGAGTCGCCCGGCACCGTCGCGAACGGGATCTGGCCGGCGTAGGTGTTGACCGTCTGGGCGGTGACACCGACGCCGATGTTGACGTAGTTCGGGCCGACCAGCCGGACGTTGGTGTCCTGCTGCTCGTCGAACGTGATCTTCTCCTGCGGATGGCCCCAGATGATGCTGGCGTTGCCGCCGGCCTGGGTGATGTACAGGAGGGCCTTGTCCACCTGGTTGCGGAACGCGCCGGTCGCGTAGGTCGAGGTGGTCTCGGCCACGAACGTCGCCGGGTCGAAGCTGACGGCGTTGGTGCGAAGAAGCTGGCGAAGGCCGGTGAAGGCATTCGTGTCGTACAGGCCGAACTCGTCGTCAGCCGTGCCGGAAGCGACCGTGGCGTTGCCGCCGAAGATCTGCTTCTGCATCTTGTGGGACATGGCACGAAGGCCACCCTGAAGCTCGATCGCCTCGGGGTTG